CAGGTGAGCGTGAGTGTAAAAGAAAACCCTTCACCAGCCGCAAAACCTGAACCATCTGTACCAATACGAATATCGTAATCTCCTGCACTATTAGCATTAGATTGATAAGAACCAGAAGTAGGGTCAACATCAGAAACGTGATACGAATAATCACTTGAACCACTATCAATACCACCCGAATCGCCTACACGAAGTTGTATTGGTTGGCCGTCACTGGCAGGATGTAAATCTGAACCGATTAACAAGAAGGAATCGTAAACAGTTTCATCAAGTCCTGTGATAGTAATATCACCGTCATCAGTGGCTTCAGTACTTCCTATAAGCGTTAGACTTCCACCACCAGCAGCAGGCATAGCGTGTTTATGGTCACTACGTGCAGCGTCAAGAGCCGACCCTATAGCGGCTGAGTCACTATGTGCCTGTGTAGATGGAGTACCATTAGCTCCAAATAATAAATCATCGTGTGTAATCTTTCTTGTTACTGGTGTTACTCCAGTATCATCTACTATAGGTACTACGTCAGCAGCAGCAGGTAGAGTAATAGCAACAAGAGAGTTTATCTTTGTGTCTGGCATTAGTCAGCATCCTTTCTGATTACTTTAACAGATAGATTGCCAGTAGCAGATGGTTGTGTATGTGGAATAGGGCCATCATAAAGCTCTTGTTCATCTATATCTAGTACTTCTACTTCGTGTCCAAGAGCTTCAGATATTTGTTTTATTATATCCTCTTGCATAGAGCCTATGACTCGGGATTTACAGTTAATGTATATGTATACTGTACTTGGTCAGAGGATGCTACTGATTGTCCACCAGTAAGTGACCTATCTAGTAGACTATCAGTACTAGTACTAAACACACCATGTTCTTCCCAAGTCTCAGTAGCATCAGCAGTAATAGTAGCTACAGTAGTCATAGTCGGAGGGTCGCCACCATTGTCTACCTGTGTTCCGGCTGCTAAAGCAATACCACTAGTGGCTCCTAGTGCAGTATTATTATTAGATTCTGCTGTACTGTTAGTACCAACTTCATGCTCATTAAAATCATTAAACTCAGCAGCTTGTCCAGAGCCGCCAGAATCTACCAATGCTCCAACTTCTACGTTGACAAATACATCAGTAACTTTACTTCCAGACAACCACCCACAGTTCTCAAGGAATCCAAGTCCACTAACCTTACTAGAGTCTAATGGTTCCTGGCAATCTTCGGGATTAAATGGATTAGTCCATTGATAGTGCCAATGTTTAGCATAAAGATTACCCCAAGTAGATACATGTAGGTCATGGCCTAGTACAGTTTGATACCACAGATGGGGAATATTTTCATTGACATTATCTCTAAGCCAATCTAGTAGTCTACGTTGCCATTTCGTACCGGGAGCAGTGAACCGAACTCCAGGCCGTGTAATACCTTGTGAAGTTTGAACCCACAAGCTTTGACCTTTCCATACTTTAGGATTCTTCATACTATCAACAGGAATAGCAAGACGCTCTCCACGTTGAGTAGTATAGAATCCCCTATATATCTGGTACTCGTAGTCTTGTTCATCCAAGAATACCCTACGGCCAGTTACTTTAGGATGCCTAGTTGGTAGTTCAAGTATATTTTGCATGTGCTTGATTCTCCTAAAATTAAAGGGTGCAAGGATGATATATCCCTACACCCTTAGACTTAGAGTTTAGTTCGTTTCTTTTTTTTCTTTTTATATGCTTTATACATTTAGTTTCCCGTAGACTTACGGGCCATTGAGTGTCAAATTGCACTAGCCTGGTCATTTTGTATATCAGGCCGCTCACGCTTTAACTGTGCAATACAACTACTAACAGCCGCTTGTACTGTTTTAGGATTTGAACGTACTGTTAATCTTTCAGCATCCGTGGGCATAATATTTTACCTTTTAGCAAGCGACCCTAGTGCACTACTACTAGGGCCACCCACTAGCCTAACCACCCAACCCGCAGGAGAATTTCTTAGGGATTCAACATCAGATAGACTAATGTATGTTCCCCATCTGCATTGGGATGCATAGAAATACCTACTAATGGTTCATTTCTATTAGATTCATCCCAGTTTACCAGAGCTATTGCACCATCATCATCTTCTGATGCACGTACCGGAGAACCTTGTGCTACTGCTGTAGACGAACTATCTTCCAACATTACACACGGCCCCCAAGTCTGCGCCCAGAAGTAGTAATCCGCAGTAATAGCTATTGGTGCTACACCAGTCAACAATGCCGTAGCTGGTGATGGATGTACTATAGTATTAGCCCACACACTATGAGTTAGAGATACTGTAGCACTAGCACCTAGTGTAGTCTTTACTCGGTCATAGAGATATATAGTACCACTAGCACTGGTAGACATAGCATCATTAGTACGAATCTGATAGGCAAAGCCTTCACCAGTATCATCATTAACATGCAACCAGCCACCAGCAAACTCTCCAACAGTAATCGCAGTATTGCCACCATTAGTGACTTCCATTTGTCGAACACCGGCTGCTGGAGTATCTACTGCCATGTCTGTTACATCGCCATTAGATTCTATTACTGGCATCTGGCAGAGCCTAGCTGCTACTAGAGCTGTACTACCATTTTCGGTATAGCGATAAACTCGCTCTCCGATTTGTAGTCTAGTACCAAGTGCCCAAACTGCTGACGAGTTTTCCTCATATACGTCAATCCAATCGTCGTCAAGTCCAATTTGGACTCTATCTATAATCCCCATATTGGGATTATGAACATCCATTCTTCCGCCTTGAGTTACCATGTTTGTTAATCTCCTAATTTAGAATAGTCTTAGGAACCACCAGCACTAAGTCTTATTCTGTTATAGCAGCATCAGTGATGCCATATATACGTCCTACACTAAAGGTACTACCAGCCAACATACCAATGTAAGAAGTAAGACGTAACCCAGAAGCATCATAATCTTCCAGTGCAGGGAAGAATGTAGTACGGAAGATTTCACCACCTTGATGCGTATCACCACCAAAGCCTAGTGTCATTCCCCCTTCGCCTTCCATCACTTGGCCCAACTTAACCATGAAGATACTATACTCTTGAGTACCACTAGTATACTTAGCCATAGCATCTGACCCTTCGCCAGTACCAGCTTGTTCGGCTACCATATAGTCTGACCGTACAATCTCAATACCATTCCAGAAGGGTACTCGTTTACCAATAGCATTAGTGTCCCACAAGAAGGAACCTATAGCACTACGATTAGATACAGTAGACCCTACCTCTTGATAGAAAGCATCTATTCTACGAGCTATAGTATAAGGCATAAGAATGAAGTCAGTACCGAGCTTCATTTCATCTTCCAGCAAACGAAGATTGGCTAGTGACAATGGGCCAGCTTCATCAATATCCATGTTAGAGCTACCCTTTACTCCATTGTCATAAGCCCATGCATGTAGTCCATCAAATTGCAAAGACCCAGTACTGAAACTAGTATCACCATAGATGATTCTATCTTCTGCTCGACGCCACATACCTTTCTTCATACCACGTAGCATAGTAGCTTCGTAGTTATTAAAAGTACCATATACGGAAGCGACGAATTTATCTAGTGGAGTCTGGTCATAGATAATTTTTAGTTCAGTACTAATCTGTGTGTAGGTTATATCATTAGACCATTTGAGTTGGGCACCAACACCTACTTCCTTACCTTCACGTTCTGCGTTCTCACGATTCCAAGTAATGCTAGTACCAGTAGGTTGGGCTAGTGGGAACCTATCAAGTATACCACCACGCCTAACATTTTCCTCTACAATACCAGGAACTAGATGTGTCTGTGACAACTTCTGAGCTTCTGCCAGATTAAGCCAGTATCCACCAGACTCCGCCATAATCATTCTCCTTTACTAACCGTTTATGCCAGCCCGTTTCTTAGCTGCTGTTATTTCACCTATCTCTGTTTCTAATCCCGCTGGTGTTGCCGGTACGTTTTGGTCCCCAGTACTTGTAAGTCCATTACTACTAGGATTTTGTTGCGTACCTTGAGGAATAGATTTAGGTAATGCTGCTACTGTAGATTCCATTATAGATAGTTCAGTAGTAGACTTACCTTCTATTAGTTCATCCCCTATACCAGCCAATTTAAGTCTCTCTCTAATAGATACTAAATTAGCTTCTACTAATGTACCATGCTCAGTCTTTAGAGTTTCATACGCTGTCATAGCTTCTACATGAATAGCTATGGTAGTATCTCTTTCTCCGATTTGCTTTTGTAAATCTTCGAGACTTTTAGTACTAGACTTATTAACGTCACTAGCAGTTTTAAGCTCTGATTGAATAGTAGAAAGATTTGCTTTACTTGTTTCATGTTCTGTTGTCAGTGATGTATGTGCTGTAGTAAGTGCTGAATGTGCAGCTTTAGCAGCATTAAGTTCCTGGGTCAACTGAGCCATCTGCGCTTGTTCTGATTCGTCCATGAGTTAGTACCTTCCTTATTAATAGTATGCGTTTGGGTAGGGTTACGTCAAGTTCATGTGAGCCTACGAAATGCCAAGTTCTATTTGTATTTGCCTAAATCGTTCTTCTGCGATTGGTGTTTCAAATCCTCGTACCTTCCTAAATATATTTAACCACGCATCTAGTTCAGGATTTATAGTACGTAGATTACTATGTGACTGCCTTAGTCGTTCAGTGAATAGAGATATGATTTGTCTATCTCCTTCACCTTCTACATTAGTTTGTATCTCTGCAATACGTTGTTTCTCTATAGTATCTTCATCACGATGTTTAAGTATAAGTTTCTGTTCGTCTACTGGGAAGCCCTCTAATACTATATCAAACAAGGCATTGTAAGACCGGAAAAGAGTCTTATTTATTTCATAGTGAGTTTTCTCCATTGAAGTACTATCCTGTTGATTGAGGCTAATTAGTTCAGATAGCATATCATCGGGTAGCGACATTTCTACTGCATTACGAAACGCAAAGAAACTATCCCAATCTGGTTCTATCTGTCCAGTATTATAATTGAAGGCTTCCTTTAGAGGTTCACTAAAATATAGTTCTCTAATTTCTTCCATTGGATGTAGTACTGGTACAGGCATATGATTTTCCTGGGCAAATTTTACTCTAGCTTCTATACTAAATGGTATATCACGATAACGGTCACGACGCTTTTGACTCTCTATATAATTGATTAGTCGCTCTACATTTTCAGTACGTTTTTGTAGCCAATCCTGCATAGACCGTTCTCCACGACGTAGTTGGGCTTCAAATACAAGCATATCATCCCTAATTATATTACGTTCTGATTCTACAGTCTGCCAGAATTCTCGTTGAATTAATACTTGCTGCCCTAGTTGTGAAGGTATCAGTCCTACTGAACCACCAGTATAGCGTCTAAAGCCATCTACCTCAAATACAGCCTTCTGTATATCTGGTGGTAGTGCTTCAAATACATCTTCAAAACGTAACTGGTTACGGTCTAAATCATTAATTACTTCTAGAGGAACACCGGTTAGTTCAGACAATAATTCATTAGCAGCCTCACGTACTTCAATCATTTCCTGTGGTTTGAATCTAAGTAAACTAGTCTGCTCTGCCATCATCGTAAAGAATCCAATTCCACGACTAGCAGCATCCCACTGCATTTGTTCTTCGTCTGTTAGTGATTCATTCCTTAGACGTTTCTCTAGTATACGTACACCATTACCTCCATTAGCAGAGACTTGGCGTTGCGTCATAAAATCTCTATAGCGGTCGGGGAATATATGCTTAGTAAAATTATCTGCTGCACTACCCGGAGCTATAGCTGCTAAACCACCAGTCATAGTACGCATCCACGCAGGAGTTACTTCGCCAAATTGTGTAATACCTGTACCAGCTCCAAAGGTAGCAAAGGCCAATCCTATTGGTGCCCCAGGATAGTATCCATATCTACTAACTTGGTCGAAGGCTTCAGCTACTGCACCAAACTGGTCATAGAACTCAGGGTAGTCACGGTTCTGTAGCCTTCGCATACCACCCATATATATACCACCTCGTAGTGGATTAACATCTAGTGATGTGCCAGGTATATGTATGTAGCCTTGGTCAGTATTATCCTTGTATCGTCCGAAGGCTGTATATGTACCAGGGTGGCGTGCAAATTCTCTAGGTAGCCACCAAGCCCAACGATGTGCTTCATATGTAAAGAATGGGAATATGCTTTTCATCAAAGCTGTAAATGCTGTAGAGTTCTCGTAGTCAGGGAAGTCTTGACCGTACCTTTGACCTACTTCTTCTAGTACACCTTCTCTAGTAGATTGCCATTCTGGTTGTGGATTACCGTCAGAGTCCATGATACGTGAGAGGGTTTGTACATTAGAATTATCTGGGTTCTCTCGGAGGTACACAGATAGTTTAGATTCTTGTGCAGGTTGCAGGCTACGTGTAGGTATTTCTATTGGATTATCTAGTCTATCTATTAGAGTCTTAACTGGTATAATTAACTCTGACTCATCTACCGAACCTACTGCAACTACATCTTCTACTCGTATAACAATATCTTGTACCTCTAGTGGTATATCCGTTCTAATGTCGCCAGCAGCAAACAATAAATCATCTTTATCAAAACTTAACGGCTTGTCTCCCATTCCATGAGCTGCACTAAAACCTTCTGCGGTTGTTCTATCAGAAGTTACATTAATATATACACGCCCTTCTACTCCACTAGGAGTATCTGGTCTAGTACTAGCCTTTCCACGGTATATTTTTATAAATCCAGTAGGATATTGTTCACGTAGTACAGCATGTATCTTAGCACGATACAGCATATTAGCAGTACCTTGGTATCCAAGACGCTGCAAGTCTTGATTACGTACAGTCTCAAACCAACGCTCTATTGTTAGTCTTATTCCAGGGTCAGCTTCATTAGCAATATCTATAAATTGTTGTTTTAATCGTTCTGTCGTATTTAGCTGTCTTTCTAGTCCCATACCCCTATTTAATCCAGTTTCTTCCTCTGCATATCTATAGTCAAATGGGTCAGCCAGTTCATCACCAACTTTGGCTGTACGAGGGTCGCCCCTAACTTGCATAGTTTCTGCTATAATGTCAGCTTCGCTTAGTGGTTCGCCAGTCCTAGGATTTCTAAGTGATACAGGCATATTATACCTAGGACTACCTGTTGCACGATATTGAGTTTGCTGTACAAATGCCTCTTCTACTACGCTTAATCTCCTAGCTACCTCGGTATCAAAATTAATAATCAGTTGGTCTATATCAGCTTGGGTAGCGTAAAGGGTATCCATCCTCTTGTCATCAAATCCCACACTCTCGCTAACCTCTGCTCTACCTACAAATATATCATCTAAATATTGTGTAGTATCATCAGAAGCTAGTACATGTCTATTCTGTAATGTCCTAATTAATTCATGCCGCAAGTTTTCTAATTGATTCAATGCAGGCTCTATACCAGCTAATACATTAGGGTCAGTCTTAATTTCACGTACTAGCAAATCATAGATACGTTCTACTTCTATTATACTATAACCTAAGTCATCAGCAGACTTACCAGCCTCTCTCCCTGCAAGATTAGCTCTATCCTGTACTAATTTTACAAAGGATTTCTTACCACGCAATGCTAGTAATTCAGGCAAGTACATGTTACGAGCTAGTTCTGATGGAGCTACACCAAATAGGTCTGCTACATCCTTGGGGATTAGTGGACGAAGTGGTCTACCAGTTAATCTCTGTGGAGAAACTAAACCTTCTATCTGTGCGCTCAGTTCATAGACTTGTGAACGTGTTTGAAGGAACTTATCCTCTACATTAACCCAAGGTCGTGACCGTTCAAAATAGAAATTATCCCATGTTTGATTACTCCACCCTCTAGTACTACCACCATTCTGGGATATAAATAGGTTCTCTAAATCTCTTTGGGCATTACGAGCATTTTTAGTAAAGGCTAATACTTCTAATTGATGGTGGAGTAGTTGGTCATACTGCTGTATTTGTATAGGAGTCATATCCCTTGTGTTAGCACTATCTTGCAACTTACTACGCATGTCGTCTACTAATCTTCTAATATCATCCGCAGATTGGTTGACATGTGGAGTAAGTCGATTAGCCCAGAAGTTATCATAGAAGGTTTGCTTACCTACTGGATTAACTATAGTCTCTCCATATATACGAGCTACATTAACAGCAGATGATATAGTATCTCCATATACCTCTATTACTTGAGCTACCGTATTCATTTTGAAATTTAGTTCAGCAGGTGTAGTAGGATTCCAATCAATTATCCCATCTACAAACGTAGCAAACCTTTCCCTAAACAATGCAGGAGATTCTAAATACCTCTGCATTATCTGTTCATGTAATACATTATCCACAAGGTCATTAATACCATGCGGGCCAGCAGACCATAATTCACCTGTATCTACTCTACGCATTATAATATCAGCTACATCACCATAGATTTCAGTTAGTGGTTCCAGTAATTTACTAACTTCTGCTGCACGTACAGTGTTAGGAGAGAAGTCACGTACTAAATCTTGTACGTGTTTAATATCACCAGTAAGTAATCTAGCTACTGCTTCATCCTTATATGCTGATACATGTTTATTATCTATTACTAATCCAGCATCAATCATAAGTTCTTCTATTAAATCGGTAGTAGCTGCAATAGCAGCAGGGTCAGCTTCTACTAGTAACTTCTTATACATACGTGACCAGTAGTTAGCTTTTTGTACACCACCAAATACAGTACCATAATCATAACCAGTAATAGTAGATAAAGGTTTACCACCGGGTAGTGCCTCTAACCACTTACCAGTCATTACTTTAGTAACCCAATTACTTACATCTGCCTCTGCTGCATTACGTTCTTGGGATGTCATAAGTCTAGCATTACTAGGAGATAGACGCCGTAGTTGTTCTTCAGGAAAGTCTGCCTGTATTAATACTCTAGCAGGCTCTAATGCATCCAACGGTACGTGCCCTCGTAGTCCATGTATCTGAGTATTAAGCCTTTTATATAGAAGGCGTTTACTACTCCACATAGGATTATTACCAGATAGCATAGTCTTAAGACCTGTCTCTAGAATATTAAAGAAGGCGTAAGCACCAAACAATAGATAGGCTCTAGCAAATGGAGTACTAATAAATTTATCTATTAAACCTTGGAATACTACTCTAGTTACCCGGTCTAAGCCATCTAGACTGTGAGCAATAAACCCTTGCTGGAATCTTTTATTAGCTACTATACTATGTTGAGCCGCAAGGAAATCTCGTTTAGTACCATCCATAATAGACCGTAATATCTGAATAGTATCTTCACCAGCTAATTTTCTAATTGCACGATTAGCTAATCCTTCTCTTATTCTAGTTATAAATGCAACAGAATTAGTTATATTTTCTGGTGTAGGAAATATATCTAGAGCACTTCTTAATAAAGCTGCTGATTCATTTATCTCTAAAAATCGTGTGGAACCAAAACCTTTAGTCAATGCCGCAATTCCATTAGCAGCATCTATGGCTTCTATAGTAACTTCTCGATTAATATTTAGAGTAATATAAAAGTTTGATAGGTCGTCAGCACTAATCTCTCGGTCACCAAGTAGAAATAGACCAGCACGATAGTCTGGATTTTGAGGGTCATTCAATGCATTAGTAATAACGTCTGTTAGTATCATTCTAGTATCAGTAGGCTCAATACGTCGCAAAGTCTTTCCAGTAATATTCTCCAAGTATGCTCTAGTAGTATCAAACGCAGACATACTAAGAGTAAGTGCCCGTTGCTGTAATGTTCTAGGCATAGTAGTAATCCATACCTCTTTAGCCATTACAAACGGCATTTCCATAGCCAAAGTAAAACCACGTTCTACTGCACCAATAGCATTATAGGAAGATTTTCCTATTATTGGTAATGCCCTAAATGGTTTAGCATACCATCCAAACCCCACATAAGTCAGAGGGTCAATAGCAGTATCTAGAAGAAATTTTTGTAGCCCATTAGTGTCCCAGTTTTCTCTAACATATCGTAGTGCTTCCCAATTACTTAGTCCTTGCTCTCTAGCAGTTCCAAAAGATTCTCTTAGTGCCCGGTCTGAATCAGATTCACGCCCTGTATAACTTGAGACATAAGAGTTACCAATTAGTAGACCACCAGCCAAAGGATATATTAGTTTATTATTCCAGTACAGAAATGGTGCCATAGCAGCTACCATTGGTCGTGATGCCGCCTGTGCCCATAATGCGGCATCTATCATAGAATCTAATTCACCATTACCTAACTTGCTACCTTCGGCACGTATTATTGCCATACGTGCTTGTCTTACTCTAAATGTATCTATCTGTACTTGTATATCTGGAGCTACATCTGACATCCTTGCATCTATTTCTACTTGGTCTAGTCCCTCCTCAGCTAGTAGTTCCATTAATTCCGCTTCTGTAACTCCAGGCGGTAGAATAAATTGGCTATTAATTCTAATACTATTCAGTATTTCATCAGTAGTCATTTGTTGTATATTAATACTATGGACTACTCTACCAGTAGGACGTCTTTGTAGTGCTGCAAAGATAGCCTCATTATCTAATGGGTCTGATACTTCTATCTCTCTCCCAGTACTATCTCTACCAGTATCACGAACTAACCTAACATCTGATACTCTAAGTTGTAAATTATTAAGTAACTGACTAGCCCATTCTCTATCCTCGGAAGATGGACTAAAATCTTCAGCCGGAATAATATTCATTACATCTTCTAGAGTATCAATAGGAAACGTATTAGATGTAAGAGCTGCTGGTAATATTTGCATGAGCTGAATACGCCAGTCACTATGCTGTACTATCTCTAATTGTAGTGATATTTCTCGTCCAAGTTGACTCACTTCTTCTCTAGTAGCTTCGACCTTTGCTAATTCAGCTATTTCTTTTTTAGTATTCTGTCTCGTAAGTTGTATATCACCGCCCATTCCCGAGAACATCTGAGTACTAACTAATCTATCTCCAGTTAGTGATTGCTCAGTAATAGGAGCGTTCATTACTTTAGCTAGTAAATCTGTATGCTGTAGTTGTAGTCTCTCCGCAGTCGTACCAGCAATCTGAAATCTAGTAGATTCTTGTGTAAATATTTCTCGAAAACCAGGAAACAATTCTGGAATATCGGCTGAACTTACACTAGTCATAGCCCCACGACCGGCAGCCGCACTTGGGCCTGGACGCCGTGCTAATTCTCTTACCCTTGGTTCATCAAACGGGGCTTGCGCCATTACGTCCTCCACCAACACCTAATCTAGCTTCTGCCATAGACTGTGACGGTATTACATCAGGAGCTTCTGCTCCATTAGAATTAGTCCCTAATCTATCTGCTACCGTAGGTTGTCCAGTAATTGATTTAGTAAGTTGTTGTGCCAAACTTTCAAATAGTCCTGCCTGGTCTACATTATCCGCTGCTCGGGCTTGTTGAGCTGCGGCTTCAAAGGCTTGAATTAATTGTACTGTACTATAACTAGGATGTAATTTAGCCTTCTCTGCATCTAGTAAAGCTAGAGCTTCATTAACATTAGTAACTTCTGGTAGTAGTAAGTCCATTATCATTGATGTGGGAAGTTCAAACCTACTATTCAACTGCTTAGACATTGCAATACGACTAGACAAATCTCCTGGTATTTTAATAGCATACGAAGCATAGATACAAGTGTCTTTTAGTATTTCTATTACTTCATCTGGTATCTCTCCCCATGCTTCAGGACGTAGATTAGGATTATTCAAATACGTATGATACCAACTATCAGTAACCTCTGATGCTACGTGCTGTGCTGCATTGTGAAATGGACTAATTAATTGTATTGCAGCTTCTGCTGCTTGTGTGATTATTGTACTACTAATCTCACCTAAGACACTACCAAATGTAACATCACTAAATCCACCACGTTGTTCTTGATTACGTAATGTAAATAAAGCCTGTGATAGTTCTACTGGAATACCAGGCATCTGTATCATTTCAATAGAATCTTGTGGAGAGCCTCTAAACATTGCCCCACGTTTATACCATTCTTGTGGGCCAGAAATTATTGGTTGTCCAACTGACCTCTCAAATACACGAGGATTAGCAGTGTCTCTAATTAGTTGGAAATTAAATGACTGTAGCTTATTAAACGCACGATATATTGGTTCATTAGTAGCTAGTACACTCTGTCCCATAGTACTTGATAAATCTCTATCCTTATCATCAAATGATGGTATCCCTGCTACTGACCCTGCAAGTATTGGAATAGTATCTATACCTTCTATTATAGTAGGCATTTTAATAATCATATTATCCATAACTACTGCATGAGCAATACCAGTTGGAAGTCGTTTCCACAAATGACCTTCTACTACTTTACCTGACAGCCTTCTTCCCGCAGGCAGTTCCCACCCAGGATTCTTAGAAATACTTTCCATTGCTTGAGCAGAAGATACTGACCTCTTACGGGCTAATCGTAGTAGACCTTCCGATGGATTGGAACTCCACTCTGGAAATATATGAGCCGGATTCCAATAATCTACACTAACTACACCATTAGTATCCATTGCATAAGGTACACAATACCATCCAGTAGATACTAAAAATCCAATGAAGTTCCAGAACCAAGTTTCTTTACCACGCTTCTGATTGTCATTATTAATCTTATCCCATAATGTATTAAAGTACTGCTGGATTAAATCCACATATGGACGTACTTCATTAGGAGTTACTGTACCCGTATTCATTGTTATCTTAATATTCAATGGTTTAGGTTGCAGTAGAAATACGGCCATGTTCCATGTAGTACGTGGGTCATTACCTACAAACGATTCCATGTTCTCTTGTTTTAATTCATCTACCATAGATAGTAGACTATACCAACGATTAAATGATTCCTGTCTACCACGATACATTCCCTGTAGGTCATTAATTTCAGTAATGATTTCATTAGCAGGGCCAGATGTACCAGTAACAAATCCAGTAAGTCTATTAAGTCCTTGTTGTAACATTATGTGATACTCCCACGGCATGTCGTCTACGTTTTGCTGTTGCTATACTAATACCAAATAATATCATCATCTGCATATTTGTAGTATCAGGATAATTTCTAAGATACTGTTCTTGATATATCGCAATACACTCAGTAGAATGATTATGAAGAAGTAATTTATTCTGCCAATCTAATATTGCTACTTGATTAGGTTCTAGAGATTTACCACACACATGACAATCTCCTAGTAAATCCATTACATCATCCGTCACAAAGATGGAGATTAAACAGCTTACTAGAAATCCTTTAGAAGTTATGTCCTGCGTGTCCGATAAGACCACGATGTTGATTTCCTGTATGTGAACTTCTTGTAGCTGCCATAATCATAGCAGCATCATGGTTATCATCATTACCAAGAAATACTATATTACCACCAGAATATCGTACCTGTTTAAGTTCTTTTATTAGATTAATATCATGAGTTTCTATTATATCTAGTAGACTTTGTAATTCAGTAATGGCATACATCTTAGTACCAGTAGCCCCTATACGAGTACTTCCAGTAGTCATCCAGCCAATCTGTTTACTAACTAGTCCACTTACATTATCTGTTCTCCAGTATAAATTATCGTAATCTGTAATACGTCCACAGAACCCTACACCATGTCCATTAGCTTCTGCCACTATCTTAGCATGATAGTAGTACTCACCTAGTTGTTTAACTAGTGGAGCAAAGGCTAGATAATCATACATACCTGATAGTGTAGCTTCGTGTCGTATACGAGTAAAGTTATCTAAGTCCATTCTCCATACTTGTGCTACTGACCTAGTAGCTTTACCTTGTCCTGGGTCTACACTAATTATATATACTGGATTAGGGTCATCTGCCAAATCTGCCGGGGGAAACCAAACTTGTGCATGTCCCGCACTGTATGGAGCTTCATAGCATAATTCTAGTAGATGGTCTGTTACTTCCATAGGATAGAATGGTTCAGCAGTAGCAAGGAAACAACTTACTATATCTTCAAAGAACTCTTGCCAGAACGCAGATTTAATAGATAGTATCTTGTGTCTCCGCCATCTAATACGTTCATCAGCTTCAAAATCATTCCATTTAGTTTTACGTATTAAATTAATCTCTGCTTCTGTGTAGTCTTTAACAGGCCCACGTAGAAACTCTCTAATATATGAAGCACCTATTGGTATTCGGTATTCTGGTTCTAACCACCAAGGTAGTGTAATTAAATTCCATATACTATTACCATTTAGAGCGTCTTGTACCATTTGATAGAATACATTAGGCTCCCGTTCTGACCCTTCACCATTAGGCGTAGATTCTAATATCATTTCGCCAGTCAATGGTACACGTTGTTCAGTGGGAATTAAAATTCTATTTGGGTCAGGCCAGAAAGCTAGTTCACTACCAAGGAAGAAATGTATTGGTTCACCCCTTCCGAATACTTTAGCACCAGCAGTACCTATATAGAAGGTACTACGTAACTGGGGAAAATACATTTCATAAGTAGAGTTGTGGGATAGTCGTGGTTTCTTGTTATTTGGAATAGGCATACGGTCATAGATGTGCCTTACTTTAGCTAATAATCTTTGAGTTAAGAATTCTTCATGGGCCACTACTACGGCTGTAGTATTAGGTTCAGTTATTATTTTCTTGAACCCTCTTGCTAGATGAATGGTTGTACTACCTAGTTGACTCGCTTTAACGTATAAATCCCTCCCAGTTAATCTTCCCATTATAATCTCTTGGGCGGGGTTTAGTACAAACGCTATGTCATTCTTGTTACGGTCCTCTATTATAATTAACCGTTCAAGAAATAGTTGGTCATTATCTATTAAGTCTGCAAAAGTAGTCAATAACTAATCCAATACTTATATAATATAAATTTTATTAATCTAATATAGAATCGTTTAGGATACTTAACTCTACTATCAAAAGAGCCTGACACTCTAGTATACTATCTACCTTCATGTAGTCTCATTGCACTACGAACATTCTCGCCATTAGCTCCACCAACAGACATACGGGCTACTATGTTAGACCATTGAGAACTAGATAGTAGTCCAATAGGAGAACCTGATTTAGTATATAATCCGACAACTCCATCAGGACATTTAATAAATTCTACGGCATCATCTGATGGAGAAGGATTTTCTGCTACTTGATTAGCTAGTGCTAATTGCTGTTCTAGATGCTGTACTTGAATAATTAAATCTGCTTTAGTAGGTGCCATTATATCTATGTCCTTTTAGCCATAGTTCTTTTTTGTGGCCGCCCTCTAGTGGTCAATCGTGTAAGGTGCGCTTTGTTCAGATTCCGTAATGCCGCTGTACGTCGAGTCTGTGCTCCCTTGGTTTTGCGTGCCATGCTTCCTCGCTACTAAAATCATTTCATCCCATCCAACGTCCGTATTAAACTCCTTAAACAAAGATTGCAATGCTGCGAATTGTTGTGGTGTATACAGTGGACGGATTTTAACCAAGTAACTACGCTCCTCTCTATTAAGGAAGTAGACTGGATTAACTGGGTCTTGTTCTCCAAGCTGCACTTTTTTAAGTAGTCTGTAGTCATAATCTAAAGCTAATTTGAAATTCCTAGTAAAGTCTAGTGTAATTACTTCCTTACTAAATTGCTTCTGTAGTTCTAGTAGATTAGTCTTTTCTATTTCAGCAAACGCAGTATCATTAGCCATCCATCTATATATTGTACTACGATTAATATTACCAGCTAGTTCACAGGCTTCGTCACGACCAAAGCCACAAAGTCTATAACTTAGATAATTACGTTTTTTATCATCATCCCAATCAAATCTCGGTAGTACAGAATCGGCTTGTGCTAACGTATCAGTCGGAGTTATTTGTTGTGTCATATCTTGATTGTATACCTAGATAGATACAATGTCAATCACGCCTTCCTATTAATAGGAAATATTTTATAGTGGGCCTTTATGGTTGACATTCTCCATAACATGTTATATAATATATAATATTGTAATGTAAGTGTAATCCATACGATACATATACATATATATATTGTGTTGTTATGATTACATTACATATAACAATATCCATATCGTTAGGCATGAAGCAAAATGGAGGTACACTATGACTACTGAATCTAGCGAAGAATACCTAGAGGACTTAGAAGATAGCGATGTATCTGGTGAATTTAGTACTACTACGTTGGTAGACAAGTATTTTAACTTTGATGTATTTGTAGGTGCTGTTCCTAGTCTTACTAGAATAGTTCCACCACCTTTTGACGACTTAGTACATGTACCAATTAATATGAGAATAGAACCAGAGAAGAAGGATAAGTACTTTTATTACCGGAGTGACCCTAGTAAATCTATACTACTCCCACATAGAATAGAATACTACTATTGTGGATGTATACCTTATGGCTCGTTACCCAATTCATGTACAACTAAACCAATAGCATTGGGGGAACAGATTTATACTATTGCTATCTATGTTAGTAAACGAATGGGCAGAACTACATCACAACGCTGGCGTAGAGAATGTTGGGAACTACTAGCTCCTAATCTAAGAATATCATGGGATACCCATAGAGCAGTAATAGACCAACAAGCCGCAGAAGATTACTTCAATGAACATAGTACTATTAATGAATTTGGTGAGAGAGTAGCTAATGGGCCAGCCAAGCCAGGACGTAAGATTAGTCAAGCTGTATTAGACTTATCAGACGAGGATGTATCCAAACGTACTAAACTAACTACTAAGTATGCAGTATACAAACATCGCCGCAATAAGAAAGTCTATACTAAAGAAGATACTAGTAAGTTAGACCGCAAACTAAATGAAATCTATAATGAAGTATTAGAGTTAGGTGGTGTACCAACTGGATGGAATTTATTTTAATTTATATTCTAGTAGCTATTTTTTTATAAATTTTTGAAATTTGCGCCGATATGGTAATAACGATTAGTACTATTGTAATTGCCACTATGCATAGTATAGTAACTATCCTTTAGTTAGCTTGAAAGGTCTTTAGACTAGCCTGGCTCTAGAGACTATGCAGGCGTTCTGCTGGCTGGCTAATCTAACTATGGCGAAAAAATAAACTAGCCGTAAAAGGCTTTAGGTGGTCAGCATAGGCCATACGCTTTTGTTTTAGCCGCTACGTAATTCGTAGATAGACTAGTCACTAGCACAACGAATAGCGTAGCTTAGTGTAGAGGCCAGGCGTAGACTTGTGACGCAATTCGTAATCTAGTATCCAGTTACTGTAAAGCCCGTACACGAGTAAAAGTATCTAGCCGTCTGTAGTAGCTTGATTAGATTAGAGGCTGTGTGTGTGGCTGTGCGTGGCTTGTAGGCCATACAGTAGCAGACCACTACTAGCCAGCCACTAGCCTATACTACTTTTAGTTAGTCGCTATACTTTAGTAAGTAGGGGACACCCAACTACTATCCTTTAGTAAGCTACTATCCTTTAACTACTAACTCACTAAAAGTAAGTCTGAGCCCTTATTCCTGGACAAAAAAATACCCGGGCTTGCTAGACCCGGGCAGTGTACTAGAATCCCTTATCGACTAGTCAGCCACTACTTTACCTGCAGCCTTGAATCCATCCAGTGCAGCGGCTCTTGTCTTACTATCCTTACCGCCTACTTGTTGTGTAGGCTGGGGCACACTTCCCATTACTTCTTTCCATGCCTGGCTAACGGTATCAAACTGTTTTCCATCGACTGTGATTTTGTGGTTACGTGGGCCAGACCTACCAGTCCCATTACCATTCGAGCCAAGCTTTTGCAGACCACCTAACGTAGTAGTGACCACAAACTTGCCGTCTGCTTTGCTCAGTCTGCAAACTAAATCGCCAGCAGTTTGTAGATTCATGAATCCCGCTTCAACGGCTTTGGCGACGTGTTCACTGAATAGGTCACTAGCGTGGGTTTCCAGTGCAGTCCTACCGGCTGCTTCTTTCTTAGCCAGTTCGTCAGCAGCGGATTTTTCAGTGTCTACTCTGGTTTTAGCCTTACCTGCTATTTCAGATTGGATTTTATTAATGGCCTCTACCATCAGCAGACCGCCTAACGCAACAGCATCTCCAAACTGTTTCTCGTACGTCAACCGGATTTCATCTGAGATTACTTCCAATCTAGTCTGCTTGATAGTGGTCTCGATTGCGGGCTGTGCCATGGTGTATCACCATTCCTTGTAGTGCTACCGGCTCCCCTTGGAGTCCGATGCACCGTAAGTATAACAAAGTGGATTCTAGTATGTCAAGCATATAAACATTCTAATACATATAAAGGAAAGGCGGTACATGATGCCAGGCACAAGTCAGGCGTGCAAATTAGTGTTTCTGTTGCAAGGCATCAGCCAGGCACAAAATCTAGTAGTTAGAACAGATGTTCTAAACGTAGTATCCATAGGCACAAGCCAGGTATAAACGTCTGGACATAGCACCGGTGCTTTCACATGAGCCACTAGAACTAGTACGGGTTTTCTAGTCACGGTATATGGACTTGACAATCATGTATTCCATAGTATATAATTGAGACTGGCACCTCTCAACATGGGAGCGAGGCCACTAGACTAAAAAGGGGTGAATAGTAATGTCTGCTACGTGTCAAGGTTGTGGAGTCACTAGTACCATCGGGCCAATAGCATTAGCAACGGGACGCACATCATTCTACTGTGTTACTGTTGGTGCATACAGTGAAGTAGAGATAGTAGAGGAACCGCCTGAATTACACATGCGGTAGTGAGTACCGCTGTCAGTATCTACTACGGGGTATCAATAAGAGGGATGATAGTATGTTCAATAAAAAATGTTGGAAGTGTTATCGTAGTGTACTTAGAAGCTGGCTAATTAAACACACACTATGGAAACCAGTAGGATGGTACGAATAACCCGACCCGTACGGGGTATCTAATTATAGGGGTAAATAGTAATGGTACTAGCAACAGAGACAAGGAACGAAATAAAGAATTCAGTAGTAGCTATCTTTGATTCACTAGAACTAGAGGACTTGCAAGACATACAGATTATACTACGCAAAGTAATGAGTATTAAGGGACAGCAACAAGGCTTGCATATAAAAATTGGTAGTCAAGTACACTGGCAACAGAACCGTAATAAAGTAATGACGGGTGTTGTTACTAAGGTCAACAAGACTAGTGTAAATGTAGATACTACTCAAGGCCCATGGCGAGTACATCTATCGGCTATTAATAGTGGGGTATTAAATTCTATAGCTAAACCTGATTGGCGTAAGCAAAGGGATAATGATACACTAGAAGATTGGAATAAAGTAATCAATCGTTAGACTATCCCACCACCGTATCTACTACCACTAGGTACGGTGCTTGGACTAGTTTAGCTGGACTAGTGGCATACTAATATACAGCAGAGGGGTAAGTATACAATGTCTAAAGAACGTCTACTAGCAATGGAAGCCGAACTAAATACCCGGTACCTAGACCGTAGTGATGTATGTCGTGGACTATTACTAGCGGTACTATCTAGTAACCACATAGAACTACTAGGTGCTCCCGGTACGGCCAAGTCTGCACTAACCTACGATTTCATGGACTATCTAATAGATGATGCTGGTAGTGACAAGAAGTTTAGTTGGTTGTTCACTAAGTTTACTACAGTGGATGAGGTAATGGGGCCGGTTTCTATTCAAGGTATGAAGGACGATAGATACACTAGGATAGTAACTAACAAGCTTCCGGAAGCACGCTTCGCATACTTGGATGAAATATACAAGGCCAATAGTCCTCTACTTAATAGTCTACTCTCCATACTACAAGAGGGTATCTTTTATAATAACGGTGGTGCTACTCACTGCCCACTACAAATGTGTATTGGTAGTAGTAATGAATTACCTGACGAGGATGAAGGACTATCCGCACTAAGGGACAGGTATCTACTACGGTATCAAGTCCAGTATCTACAAGATGCTACCACATTTAGTCAACTACTCACACTAGACCATCCTGTTAAGGTAGTATCTAAACTAAGCATGGTTGATTTGGATGCTGATATAGAGGCAGTCAAGGCTCTAAAGATTACTGATGATACAGTGCGTAGTATTACACTAGTGTGGGAACGGCTACGGGAAATGGGAATATTTCCTAGTGACCGTAGATTCAAGGCTATGATTAAAGTAATGGCCGCTGAATCATGGCTAATGGGTGCTACTGAGATAGTACCTGATAGTATCATAGTGGGTGAACACATACTATGGGACAAGCCCGAGCAGTTTAGAACTGTAAAGCAAATCATTAGAGCATCAGTAAACCCGTCACTATCAGAGGCGCAGGAATTCTTAACAGCCGCACAAGAAGGACTAGCTACTGTTAAAGATGGCTCTAATAGTGAGGAAATAACTCAAGTGGCTAAGTCTATTAGAGTAATGCTACAAGAGTGTGAACATCTTAGTCAGAGTACAGAAGTAACTAAGATAACAGCATCTATTAAGATTATTGAGAATCAAGTAGTTAATATGATGCTAGGTAGTTCATAGTAGGCAATATAAATCCTATCTAATTTGAAAGGATGTAGTATGCGAACAATAATTAAACCGGATGAACTAGTACATCAAACCACTAAGCTAGACACCATGTTCTATGGTAGTGTAGTAAACAACAGCAAGAATATACAAGAGGTACTAGCTAGACGAGTAGACAAGATAACAGGTGCCGATATATTCCAGGCTTTGTATCAGTGGGAACCCCATCTTAAAGATAGTAGTCCAGATACCGCCTTGAGTAGTTGGCTAGACAAGACTATTAAAACGCAGAGTTTCAAGGAACTACGTGCTACTACAGTAGGGGATAGGAATCTAGCGGCAGGTGCTTCTATTACTCTATTCCGAGAGTTAATGCGTAGTAAAGAATCAATATTCAAGGCAGTACTACAAACTAGACATAGTAAAGACCAACTAGAAGCCATGCCACTAGATGAAACCACGCTTAGTAACTTAGAGGCTAAGATTAGTGAGGCCCAACAAAAGTTAGCCGATATGATAGATGGTGATAGTACTACAGCAGAGAATCCGCAATCACCTGATAAAATGGGTGGTCTATCACCAGATTCAAGTGCTATAACTACTGCTATTAGTCAGACCAATGCTACTATGACTATGGCCTCTGAACTAGCAGCCTTTGATGCCGCCACTGGCGGTGGTAGTACACTATCCAATGATGGTAGTGATAAGGTACTGGATACACTAGACTCTGGACTAATGGAGAAAATAACAGCACAAGATACGCTACGTAAAGTGTTCCAAATAGCAGGTAGAATGAGGGTTATACTACAGCAGGCTAAGTCACGTAAACCACAACGTGCCCCAACTCCAGTCAGTATAACAGTAGGCAGTGACTTATCTAATGTAATTAGTAGTGAACTTGGTACACTATCTGATGTAGTAACAGAGGATAAATTCTACGCTAAGTATCTAGATAAATCGTTACTGATGTACGACCACAAGAGTAAGGTTAATGAGGGACTAGGCCCGTTCATATGTCTAATGGATGTATCAGGCTCTATGAGTGGTGTTCCACTACAGACAGCCCAAGCCTTGTATGTTGCGCTTAGTCGTATGGCAGTAGAGAAGCAACGTAAGGTATGTTTCATACCATTTGCATCTAATCCAGGTAAGAGCCAAGAGATTAGTAACAGTAAAGAATTAGTGGGTAGTATTACTAGTAACTATCGTGGTGTGGGTAGTGGTACTAATTTCAAGTCAGCACTAGAACAAGGACTAGACTATCTCGCTACTCAAGCGAAATTCAAGTTAGCCGATATTATACTAATCACTGATGGTGATGCTTATCTAGATGATAGATGGATAACATGGTTCACTGAACAGAAGCTTAAGTATGGATTTAGATTAGTGGGATTAAATGTAGGTAGTGGTCGTAGACATTGGCAAGAGTCCCAATTAAAGATGTTTGATGCTACTGCATACATGGAACGAGGACAACTAAGTAAATTAGATTGGATGCACAACCTTGCAGATAGTTTAGTATAGAAGGAGATTAGATTATGGTAAACAAAAATAGGATTAAACCGTATCCTGAAACACATCAGCAAGGGACTATTACTATAGAGAAAGCACTACCTATGGGTGTAACAGTAGGGGATTTTGGTATTCAAATTGCTAGTGATGGTAGAGTTTGGATTTGTGTAGATGGTGAGGCTATTATTAGATTCAAGTCTGGTAGTAGTTGGGGCAACCGTACTGTACCTAGTGAGACAGTAGAAGAATCAGTAGAAAACTGGTACTTAAATACCATCAGCCAAAAGTCAGATAGGACTAAAGCAGACATGGAATTGTTGTGGCCTTACACCAAATGGACAGTTAAGGACAAGAGTGGTAGCTAATTAAAGGTAGGTAAATAATATGGTACAAAATACATCAACTACTGGAGACTCTACAGTAACTATACTAGTTAAACCTGGCGTAGTTAATACTATTAACAAGTATATCAATGCACAATCTACACAAGTTTGGGATAGTGGAGGTAATCACTACTACCGACTACCAGTAATATCACTACATTCATGCAGTAAGTTTGTTACTTTTGACTGCCCTTGTACACTATGTGGATTCCCACAAGATTCCTCACTACATAAGATGGTACTAGTATCACACGTATAAACTGCCATAAGTAGAGAGTATAAGCATGACTACTAAAAAGTTTAGCATGGCGGAGATACGGCGTAGAGTACAGCATGAGTCAGCAGAATCTAGTGATGATGTAGTGAAAACTGCGGCAATGTATAGAATAGAACGTAAGTATAAAAAAGATATACGTTGGCTATTAAATCCTGACCGTGGTAGTGGTAGAACACTAGCTAAGAAATACGCCGTAACAGAGAGTGCTATTAGTATATGGCGTAAGAAGTTAGGGATAGTAGTAGAGAATAGTAGTCACTATGAGAAGGGACACTATCCTACTAGGTGGTTATGAAGCCTGAATCACTAGAAGAATTTTTAGCATGGCAAGCACCACACAGACCAGAACTAATACAAGGTAGACTACTAGTACCTGGCAGTGTAATGTTTTTATATGGTGAGTATAGTACGTGGAAGTCCTGGTTAGCTATGTCATTAGCACATGCACTAGCGGATGGTAGTCGGTGGCTACATCTAAAGACTACACCTACCAAAGTACTACTCATTAATGCAGAACTACCTAAAGCAGAGTATCAATCTAGATGGAAGGCTTACCTTGCAAAGCATACTATTAAACATCCAGAGAATTTAGTAGTAGACAACGACACTGAAATGGCACTGGATAGTTATGTTGGTATTAACAACTACATCCAGTGGCTACAGTTTCTAGCAGTAGAGGGGGTGATAATAGATAATCTATATGCGGCCATGGCAGGAGACTTAACTAAGAATACTGATGCTAATGTACTAATACGTAACATGAATAGACTACGAGCTATAGGTATATTCGTTGCAATGGTGCATCATTCTAGACAGGAGCAGTATAGTACGACTGGAAAAGTAAACCAACGAGCATACGAAATGTTTGGTAGTTCCTTTCTTACTAACTGGGCTGATACTATACTAGAAACAAGGGGAATATATGAATCAGGTTATTCCGACGCAATCACGCTCACCGCCCAAAAGCACAGGCTTAGTCCACTAAAGCCAATGACCACCAGTTACAACTTCAATAGAAATAAATTAGAATTTGAATTAATAGTGAGGACAATAGACCATGACTCAGCAACAAGCAATACCAATCGACCCCGCAGTAGCAGCAACCATGCTGCAAGGTATGACGCATGAGACTAGTGAAGGTGGTAGTCCACTACGTCATTACTTTGGTAAGTTAGAAGCTATACCTATGTTCCAGGGTACACCACAAAGTAACAGGGATGGTAGCGTAAGAAATTCAATGGAATTACACTATCAGTTTAGTGAACTAAAAGTTATGGCATCGGTAGTACCTTACGAGCATCCTACTTATGTACATAAAATATACTTAGGTGACATGAGCCGACCTCCAGGCCAGCGTACTCTTACTGGTATATGGTTCCATAGTATAGGAGCTATACTAGGGGAGCAGAGCAAGCCGTTAGATGCAGTAGGTAAAGTACTAGAAATTATGTGGACATCAGGCCATGAAAGGACTAGACTAAACGAGACTAGTGGACAGTGGGAGCAGTACGAATCGGAGGCGTTTGAAGTTATTAGTATAGATGGAGTCAAGGCTCCCAATGCTAATGCTGTACCACCTGTTCCTACTATACCACCCGTACCACCTATGTTGCCTGTTGCTGGTGCATCTGCACCGTCACCTATTGAACCATCAGTGTATGTTAATACTCCTGTAGTGGATATTATGACTAGACTAGCGCAAGTAGCTGATGGTTGTAATCATCCTGCATGGATGCAACAAGTAGTAGCTCTCCCTGAAATGAAGGAAGTTGCTAACGAACCGTTGTATACATCTATGATGAGTGATAATGGAGCGGCTGTTATACAAGCTCTAATGGCTGCTGGACATGTAGTTATCGAAACAGATGGTACATATCATACTGCGTAAGTAGTATAGGCTAGGTAGTTATATACCTAGCTTGCTGGAGTTTAGTTTAGTGGGTTTACCCCTGCTCATTAGATTAAACTTTGGCAAGGTGGGTATATAAAATACTCATACATTATAGAGGGGTAATTATGAAACAAGTAACTAAACATACAGGGAAAGGCGGTAGTAGATTCTATCTAATAGAAGGTAGTGAAGTACGGCATCCTAATGTCACAAGTATTACTAATACATTAGACAAGCCCGCATTAATAGGATGGGCAGAAGGTATGGGTATTATAGAGACTGCTAATCAGCTTACTAAAGAATACCATGAACAAGGTAGTGAATCCTTTAGTGAGTTGATGCATAATTTACATTCTTGGATTAACAATACAAAGCAAAAACCTACTACTAAAAATGCTCCACCATTTATAAGTGAGATAGTAGGTATATCACATCGTAAGAAAGAAGCGGCGGCTGATATAGGTACTCAAACACATGAGATAATAGAACGTATACTCAAGGGTGAGATAGGGATAGTAGTACCCGACTACTTAAAGAGTACTATTGATTCCTTTGCCGCTTGGTATAGTCAGGCTGGGATTGATTCAGTACTACACAGTGAACTACCTGTAGTGTCAGAGAAGTATGGATACGGTGGTACTATTGATATAGTATTCAAGATGCAAGATGGTACTACATTAATCTGTGACTGGAAAACTAGTAATGGTTTGTACAAAGAGACTTCACTACAGATAGCGGCATATCGACAGGCTTACATTGAAATGGTAGACCATAAACCATCTGATAGTATTATCAATGCTGGTGCTGTTAGACTAGGTAAGGATTACCCTGCCTTTGAGTACCGTGCAGTGACACAGCTAGATGAATGTCTTACTGGATTCTTGTCTTGCATGGGTATACGTAGATGGATAGCAGATATGAAGGGGACACAATGGAACAGATAGACCGTGATGCAATACAAATTAGTATAGCTAAGAGTCTAGTAAGTATAGCTGAGTCGCTAGATAAACTTTTACAAGGACAGTTTAGACTAGTAATACCCAATCAACAACAGTCTACTACAGAGACTGAACGACTCTTGCCTAAAGACCAACGGACAGCATGAGTACTAAATACAGAAATCGCAATGACACATACGTAGAGCGTTGTATACTATGTACTAGACGTTCCATTGGATGTTGTTTATATTGTTCTAAACCTCTATGTGATAAGCACATGAAAAGTTTAGGCACAACCCATGTTTGTTTTAAGAATAAGTATAAAGATTAGGGGTAAGGAAATGATTTACTTAATATGGGGTGACGTATACACTAGAAAATCTACTATTGCACTATCTGTACCTGGCCGTAAATTTGTATTCGATTTTGAAATGGGAGTACATAGAGCGGAAGTACAGTATCCTGGCATAGAGAATGAGAAGTGGAATATTAAACCAGACTTAAATTCTCTAACACATTTTAAGGGCGACCGTGTACTAGGTAAGAAAGAAAACTGGCATGAACTTACAGCTAAGTACATAGAAGTAATACAACGGGATGATATAGATGTAATCATCTTCGATACGGCTAAGGTACTGTGGGCTACATGTCATGGTAGTGTACTGCAAGAGAAACAAGACGCTCAAGTAGATGCAGTACTAGCCAAGGCTCCTAATGCAGTACTTGATGTAGTAGAAGCTAACATAGATTGGCGTAAACAACTAACCGAAATAGAATATACTCTACCTAATGAGCGCATGGAGAATCTGATTAACTTAGCCAATAACTTTAACAAGGATTTAGTACTAATCAATCATCAACGTCCAATGTATGGGCCTCAGTTAATGAATGGTAAGATAGAGAGTGCACCAATAGCAGGTAAGTTTGAATTAGATGGCTGGAGACACACATCTAAATTATCTGACTGGATATTTAATACTAGTAAAGAGAATATAGCTATAGAAAACGACCCTGGTAATACTAGTATTAAGTTTAGTGCTATGGTAGAGAAGTGCCCATTGGGAGCTACTGTAGTAGGACAGACCATGACTAATTTAACATTGCCAATGGTACTAAATCTAGCCAAGGCTATGACAGCAGTATTGCCCATTCCAGAATTACTACCTACTACAGCAGATATAGATAATTAATAAGTGTAGTTGATATTATGTTAATAGATGAGTATGAGCCTCTTAATATTGAGGCACTAATAACACAGGCTAGTCCATATACGTCAAGAGGACAACTAAACAAGACAGGATTCTCTGATTATCTATGGTATACTCCTGATAACAAACCCGAACAAGCAGAGCGTAAGCAGGTTAGTGAGATACTAGGTTCTATTGAGAGAGTGGAGTATCAGATAGGAGCAGAGATAGAGAAAGTACCTGACTTGTATAATCAATACCTCATAGTAGAAGGACTAGCTGAATCGGTTATGGGTGGTATACAAACATGGATACTAAGTCCCAATGGTAAGTTCTGGAAGAAATCTAAATTCTTTAAGACACCAATGAATAGATATGAATCATGGTTAGTAGCTATGTACCGAGCAGGTGTGATAATATGGCGTACTACATCATGGCAACATACCGCACACGCACTAGTGTATCTTGAGAAGTCTGCATTAGTACCTAGTACTGCACTACAAAGACACTTAAAAGTACACGACTTCCAACCTAATCCTTATATTAGACAGCTAATGGGTGTGCCTGATGTTGGAGTTAAATTAGCAGAACAGTTGTTAGAAATGTTTCGCACTCCGTATAGAATTAGTAATCAATCACCAGAGGCATTAGCTGAACTGCCAGGTATTGGACTACCTAGAGCTAGAGCTATACTAATTGGTATGGGACGAGAGGATATATAATGACACAAATTAAATACGTTAATAAGACACTACTAATGCAAATCAATACCCAAGCTATACGTGAGGGTGCCAATCGTACAATACAAACTATGACAGTAGAACTACTTGATAGTGATACATTTTTCAACGTATCTCAAACTATGTTACACAATGATGGACTAGAAGTACGATGTAAAATTATCTTGGATTGTAAGGGTAGCTTTGGATGGATAGATATGCCACTAGAAACATTTAATTCACTGCCAGTACTTGAGATAGATGATACTCCGGACACGACTACATGAGAGCCTACTGGGGTAGATTAACTAAAGGAAACTACGTAGATGAAACGGCTGAAACTAAGATAGCTATTGAACATGCTTACGATAATCTATTTACTAATCCTCCGCCATATGTAGCACTAGATACTGAAACACCAAGTCTAAAGAATCAACGAGTAATGGGTATTGGTATTGCTACACCACAAGATGATAACTTTTACTTCGACTTCACAGAAGCCACCATACCTTGGCATCTAATTATGCCTAGTCCGGTACGTAAGATATGGCACAATGCTACATTTGATTTAAGTAAGGAAGTACTAGGTAGATATAGTGTAGATATAGATAACATAGAAGATACAGCTATCATGACCCGTATGCTTAATATAGATGTAACACTAGAACTAGCCGCACTACATACCAATGCACGTACCCAATCTGTATCTAATCTACTTAAAGAATATAATGTACGCAGTATGGCTGACCTACCTTGGCTAGAGGTAGCACTAAAATGTATTAACGATGTACGTGTAACACTACAATTATATGAGAAGTATAGACATATAGTTAATCAAGAGAACTATGAAGTAGAACGTAAGATAACATCTATGTTGCTACATATGTCACATCGTGGTATACAGTTAGATAAAGAACTAGTCAGTGCTATAGAATCTGAAATGGCTAGTGGAGCTTCACACTATAGTCGTGTACTACCATTTAATTATAATAGTCCAGTACAAGTAGCTAGGGCATTAGGAGAAGCTAAGATATTTCTTCCTCAAGTACGTGACCATAAAACTAAAATGATTAAGCACCCTACAGGTAGAGCAGTACTAGAAACTTTTGACCACATACTACCAATGACTATACTAGAGGCTCGTAAGTATACGAAGCTACATAGTGTAGTCAAAGGATTAGTAGGATTAGACCGTGCATACTCGCACTTCCATCTTGACTCTGCTACTAGACGCATCACATCTGAGAATATACAGATGCATAATCTACCTACTGCACATAGAGAGACAGACATACATCCTAAAGCAGGCCCAGTACGTAGGATACTAGTACCAGATAGTGGACTATGGACACGTTTTGATTTATCACAACTAGAACTACGGGTATTAGATAGGTACTGTGGCGACCCTGTAATGCATAAGGCATTGATTACTCCCAAGGGTGCAGGGCCAGACATACATAGTACTACACAATTAGCACTGAATCTTGGTAGTCGTACTATAGCTAAGAACTTTAACTTTGGTAGCATCTATGGTGGTGATATACCAATACTATCATCGTTCACTGGTATTAAGGATAGAGATTTACTACGTGGGTATCAACAACAGTATTTCTCTACATACCCAGTCATGAAAAACTGGATAGATAATCAAAGGTATAGAGGACTACGTGATGGATTTGTTACTACACTATATGGACAGGAGTTATCACTAGACATAGCCATGCGTAGTGGTGAACGTCATGCTGGTAACTGTGCAATTAACTACCCAATTCAAGGTAGTGCAACAGAGATATTCAAAAGGATTATCATAGCCATACTAGAAACTGTACCAATGGATAAATTTGTATTACAAGTACACGATGAACAGTTACTAGAAGGCCCACATGCATTGAGAGCTGACCTATTAGCATGGATAGCAGGGTTCTGGACACCATTGGAGACTAGTATAATATCGAGGTGGCAATGACATGAGTAGACCAAGACGTACACCAACCAAGACTAGAGCATACGCTAGACAAGTTGGCACTAAGTTAGAGATAGAAGCCCCGTATAGTAGCAAATTCGTGAC